CTCCAGCTTGAGCTCGGACTTGACGACGACTGCGTCCCCTGCGATTACGATTTTTGCCATGTTTTTTGTCTCCTTTTCTTAACTTAATAGAACAAAACCTCGTGGCAGGTTGCCCCGAGATTGTCCTTAACCATATCAGTCCCCATGAACTGCTCCTCGGTGTAGATGTCGGAGCAGTTGATGGTGCCCTCATTGATATCGGGATGGCTGGAGCGATAAGTCTCCACAGCCTTTGCCCTGTCTGGGGCAACGACCTCGACCCAGCCGCCACGAAACGGAAACTTATCGGAAGTCCCAAAAGTGAAGAAGAATCTCTGCATGGTAAAACCTCCGTTTGTTGTAATGGGAGGGAGTTTAACCTCAATAATCCTGGACATGACCCCATTCATATTTTCAATCTCTAACTCCCAAAGGCTGCACTTGTTTCATGTAGCGGCGTACCGCTTCCCACGCAGAGGCAGCATTTCCTCCGCTTGCACCACATTCGCCAGGCCCCTGCGCCACTTGTTTCGTCGGTAGGTTACGCCCCATAATGGCTTTCAGGTTTTGGACGCCTCCTCACTTACCATCACCACTATGGGGGCTAAGCGTTAGGCGGGCCGGAACTCCCGGCCACGCCCTCTGGAATCGTACCAGACCATCGCATATCCAGCGAATCGAACCTCGCTTGCAGGGGCTTTCACCCTGCGCCTTCCCGCCAAAGCTACTCAACGCTTAGACACTGTGAGTTGGTCTACGTTGCCGCTCCAGTCCACGCCTCGCTACCGGCGGGAAGTCGGGGATATTCAAAAATCGTATCAGTTTCTATTTCTTTGTGTCTGTGTGTATCGGGAACTAAGGTCGGTCTCTTGCTTTGTCCATGGTCACACCTCTTGTCGCCGGGGCGCCGCCCCGGCACTCTTAGCAGAATTTCGATACATTTTCCAGAAAATCATGCCAAGGTGGGACTTCTAATGCGAATCATGCCAGCCCTCCTTTGTCCTCGGTCGCCCAGGCCGTCTGCGCACTACGACCCGGCTAAGCGTTAGGAGATAAACTCCCCACGGAATCGTACCGTGCCAGCCCTACGGCATCGAACCTCGCTTTAGCGTGAGCCACTTCTGACCGATTATCAGATAAACGCCGCCGAAACTATAGCGGCGGTACTCAATCAGGCCAAAGAAGCTGAACCGCTGTACCATATGCAAACCTCCCATCTGAGCTTGCCAAACCCGTCCGTAAACCTCGTTCCTGTCATGGGGTAAATCCCTATATTTGTTTGCAGATTTTGGCGGTGATGTAACAAGCCCAGGTGGAAGGAGCAGGTCACACAATCCAGAGGCTTTTGCTGAACAACAGTGGGAGCGCCAGCGCTCCGACCACGATACCGCCGCCACAATCCTCGTTGGCGGATGCCGTGAACCAGATGAAGAAAACTGCGATTGCAAGGAGCAGAACGCCCATCAATCGCTGCTCAAGCATTTTCTGCTTGCGCTGATTCCGGGTCATCCGTCCTTGGGTGGGATACTGATACATCAAAAACCCTCCCTATTATCGGATTGCTGTGGGCCGTTGGCTTCCCACGACTGCGGGCCTTTCGGCCTGGCCTTGGATTCCAAAGCCTCCGCAGTTTCGGCTGGTTGCCAACCAGCACTCATCAGGCGGGGAAAGAGAGGAAAAAGAAAGGAGGTAGAAACGGAAAGCGATTGTTACTTGCCCTGTGCCGTCTCAAAGGCGGCAATCACGGCATCATGGGTGGCAGCGATGGCGCATCTGTCGCACTCGACACGAATGCCCCGCTCACAGCAAACCCGGCAAGAATACCGAAAACTGCTGTTAGCCTCGCGCTTGCTGGCGGCGTCATTCTGATAGTTGACACCAATCTGCTCGAATTTAGTCATCTCGTCACCCTATTTCATTTTTTAGTAAGAAACCCATGCAGTTTCGTTACCTCCGGGTTCGCTCCCAGATTCGCCCAATGGAGGAATATAGCCTTGCTGGAAGACGGGGGCAGAAGAAAACCGCTGACAAACCCAGGTCGGCCCATCAGCGGTTCTGCAAAACCCGATATTCAGTTGTTGCGGCCATCAGGCGTCCTTCTTGGTCTTGTAGTCCAGCTCATACGCCTTGCCGGTCACGATGCGGTGGCAAATCTCCGCCATATAGTTGCGGAAGTAGCGGTGGTTGGCGCAGGTGACGGTCAGCGCCTTGCGGTTCTTGCGGGAATAGATGGACAGCAGGAAGTTGACATCGTGGGACGTGGCCTTATGGCCCTCGCCCAGCATGGCGGTGATAACCATCTGCAAAGTGCGGAGCAGATTGGTCTTGCTGGTCGGGTTTTTGCCCATATCGAACTGCCGGGCGATTTCCGACATGGCGTAGCTGTCCACGACAGCCTTGGGGTCAAGGCCCAGGTCTTTGGCCTTCTGGGCGGTGAGCAATAGGTTCATCTTCTGGGCGATGTGGAGCCAGTTCTCATCGGCGCCGATGGAGCCGCAATACTTGTGGAGCTTGAACAGGTCGATGGCCCGCTCCTTGTCCACGATGGTGCGGACGGGAACCTTGTCGTCACCCTTCTGCTCGTCCTTGACGCCGATAGTCACATAGGACAGGGCGGTGACGGCGGCCAGCATGGGGTCGCCGCTGGCCTTGCACTCCTCGAAGCACATATCCCGGACGGTGGCGGTGTACTCGTTGATGGTGTCGGTCATGGCCTTGTCGGCCTTGGTGGCGTCCTCGAACTTGCCGGTCTGCATAGCCTCGTTGTAATCCTTCACGAGTTCCTCGGTCTTGGAGCGCAACGTCGCCAATTTGGCAGTGTTTTCCTCTCTGGTCATTATGTAGTACCCCTTTCACAGAAATTTTTTTGGTGATAACGGGTTTATCACTCAAGGGAACCGCCGAAGGACTTTTCCCCGGAAGGGTTGCCATCGGCGGCTCTATCAGTGATAAACCGGGCCGGTGTCGGGCGCTCCATGCTCAAACACACGGGGCGTAAAGACGCCCCACGCTATTTGTCAGGTATTCGACCCCGATAAGCCGCATTTCTACGGCCATCGACCCGATTCAAAGTCGTTCATATTCGCAATACTCTACCAAATTAGACTTTCATACCTATATGCCCTCGATTTCAGCTCCTTGGAGCGTGTCACCCTTGGGTGGAAATTTTGGACGATACTACTTGCCCTCAAAGGTATTTCTTGTATAGCCATCAGTTACGCAAGCCGCGCTTAGGTTCATAGGCGCAAACCTCCGGGGATTTTCACAATCTCGAACCATGGGCCTAACTCCCATGCACCGGCGACGGCGGCATTTAGCCGCAAACCTTTGATATAGCGTAAAGGTCGCTCTGCTCTAAAGGTTATTAGCGCAAACCTTTAGGGCGGCAATTCGATAGGGCTGGTAAAACCCGGCACCGTTTTTTCCGTGGGCCACTTCCACGTCCTGCGTCCCGCTAATGGAACGACTCGCACCGCTTAGGATACCAACCCTAAGCGTCCCTCTTACGTTTGGGGCTACGTTGTCCCGGCCTTGCGGCGGGGTCTGCTGGGCGGCGTTGCCTGTCCCTGCGTCCCTAATCGCAAAGGGGGGTCACCCGGCCTTGCGGCGGGGTCTGCTGGGCGGCGTTGCCTGTCCCTGCGTCCCTAATCGCAAAGGGGGGTCACCCGGCCTTGCGGCGGGGTCTGCTGGGCGGCGTTGCCTGTCCCTGCGTCCCTAATCGCAAAGGGGGGTCACCCGGCCTTGCGGCGGGGTCTGCTGGGCGGCGTTGCCTGTCCCTGCGTCCCTAATCGCAAAGGGGGGTCACCCGGCCTTGCGGCGGGGTCTGCTGGGCGGCGTTGCCTGTCCCTGCGTCCCTAATCGCAAAGGGGGGTCACCCGGCCTTGCGGCGGGGTCTGCTGGGCGGCGTTGCCTGTCCCTGCGTCCCTAATCGCAAAGGGGGGTCACCCGGCCTTGCGGCGGGGTCTGGGACGCTGGACAAGTCCAGAAAAGAAAAGGGCGGGGGCCGTAGCCCCCGCCGTTGTGCGGTCTGCCTTATGCGCTCAATCCGATTTTAGCGGCCTTTGCCTGTACCTGTTTCATGGTACGTTTGACGTTGGACACGTCAACGCCTAAATAGGTGCCTATGGCCTTGTAGCCCCGGCCCTGCATACGCAACCGCAACACTTGCGCTTGACGGTCGGACAGCTCCAGCCGCTCCAAAATGCTTTCGTAGTCCTCTACGGTCTGCCGGTCGGCGGTATAATTGCCGTCAACGTTATACCCGCCTAAATCGGCGTATTTTTGGAGACGATAATAAATGGTGTCCAGGCCGTCCGCTGTCAAGTCCTCAATGTATGTATAGCCGTTCCGGGGGTCAGTCTGCACGGCGCGGCTATTCTGGATAGCCTGCCGGACTTCCCTGTATACCTCTTGGATGGGGGTCGTCTCCACGTCCGCATATGCGGCGCTGTCGGTGGAACGGATATAGACACGGCGGGAAAGTCTGCGGGTAGTATAGGGCACATCAAGCCAACCGGGGGCGGCGGCGTGTTCTGCGGCTTGTTCCAACAGTGCAAGGGCGGCGGCGTTCACTAAATCCATGCCGTCAGACAGCGTTTCCCCAATCAGGGAAGCAAGAGCGGCGGCGTAGGGGTTGGCGGTCACGGTCACGGGGTCACCGTCTGCTGTGAACGTGTGCCGTGTGGCCTTGTCGGCGTTGGCGGCGGTGTTATCCAACAAATGTCGGTCAAAGTAGATACCCCGCTTGACTTCCAACAGGGCGGGGCTATGGCCGTTGTCGCTGACTGTCTCCCGTTCCGTTGCGGTCTTGCGCTGGGGGTCAATGCACTTGTTCAGGGTGCTATAGGCGATAGCTTGCGACAAGTCCAGAAGGGCGGCGGAGTAGTCACCCCCGGCGGCGTATGCCGTTTCAAACGTGCGCTTAAGCGTCTCGAAAGCGGTCAAAGCGGGGGCGGCGGTGCTGTCAGTTGCGGGGGTTGCCTTGCGGCTGGTGTTGGTGTTGGCGTTCATGTTCGTTTCTCCATTTCTGCCGGATAGGTTTTTGACGTTGGCGGCGTGTGGTGTGGTGTGTGGTGTTGGTGTGTCCGCCTGTCGTGTCCGGCACAGATAGAATAGCATAACCGGGGCCACTTGTCAACACTAAATTTTTTCCCACGGTATGCCCCCAATCGCAAAGGGGGTCACCCTTGCCCCGTGTGGTCTGTCTGCCCTTGTGCGGTTGGCTGTCCGCCCCCCCCTGCCCCCTGTCCGTCAACGTGACATTTTCACGCTATGTCGTGTTGGGGGGCGTGGTTATGGTATTTTGCCCCCCTTGCCCCCAGCGAACCAGTGGTAGTCGGTTCATCTAACTGACACCGTTTTATTTTAACCCCGGCCCATCCAACCACCTTGAACACGTTGATGCACAAGGCTTTGATGCAACAACTTTTGCCCAATGGAGGAGTAGTGGTTAAGCCCTTTGCGTGGATGCTTTCGTCCAATAGTTGAACACGACAAAAGAGTAAAGGGCTTAACACCAAGGCTTTTGCTTTGGCTTTCTTTTCTTGCTGATTTCTTGGATTTTTCATTGGATTGTTTATAAGAATGGGTTGAAGTAAAGAAGATTTTTTAGTATAATCATAATATCCAATCAACCCTATTAAATAATCTACATCGAGCCGGTCACACAGAGAGGAGAATCACCCATGGCGCAAATCATCAACCTGAATCTCACTAATACGAATACAGGTGTCATCGACATCAGTGCCGTCCAGAAGAGCTGCCGTAAGCTCAAGGCTGGTCTCATCGCCCCTGCGACTGAAGAGGTCACCCACGAGCTTGCCAACGAGCACGCTGCCGAACCCATCAAGGATATGGAGGACATCATCCGTGTCTCCCAGTTCCTTATTGGCCAGAAGCGCTTCAGAGACAATATGCTCTTCATCGTTGGCATCAACTTCGGCCTTCGAGTGAGCGACCTCACCTCTCTCCGGTTCACCCACATCATCAATGATGATTACACCTTCCGTGACAGGTTTGCCATTCTGGAGAAGAAGACCAAGAACACCAGAACGCACAAGCGCAACCGTTACATAACCGTCAACACTGCTGTTGTCGAAGCGGTCACGCTTTATCTGGAGAACACCCCCAGCGTTCGGCTCAGCGACTTCATGTTCCGCAGCGAATCCAATAACGGAGCCAGTGTGAACAAACCTATCCATAGGGGAAGCGTTGACAACATTCTGAAGGGTATCGCCCGTGACCTTGGGCTTGGCAATCGGATGTCTACCCACACGCTGCGTAAGACGTTTGCCTACCACCAGATGGTCATGAGTGGCAACGACCCACGGAAGCTCCTGCTCCTCCAGAAGATGTTCGGCCATTCTTCCGCCGCACAGACTCTGGACTACATCGGCATCACCAGCGAGGAGATAGATGAAGCCTACCGCAGGTTGAACCTCGGTAGCGTATCCTGCAACTATCTGGTTGATAGCGACCTTGTAGAAGGAGATTTCTTGGTAGGGTAACGCCCTACCGACTGCACCTTGAAAATTGAAGATTGAATCCCTCTAAAACCCATTCTCGGCACGCTCTGTGCCGAAATGAAAAATGAAAGCCTTGTGCCACAAGGAATTGAGCCGTGTTTCCTATAGAATAAGAATGCAATGAAGAAATTCAAGTTAAAAACAGGTGAACACATCAGGTTCATCCTTGGGTCTCGCACGATTTTGTGCCGAAAATATTGTGAATGGCTTGGTTGGCCAAAAATAAACAGAAAGGGCGTGGTGCCCCAGTGAAACCTATTACCGTAGTGGATGCCCGGATGGGGCGTGGCAAGTCCTCCGCCGCCATCCGCTACATGAACCGATACAAGGGACGCAAGCGGTTCCTATACATAACACCGTACCTCAAGGAGGTTGAGCGCATCTGCGAGATGTGCGACTTCGAGCAGCCAGACAGCGACCACCTCAGCAAGTCTATCGAGCTGAAGACCCACATGAGGAAGGGCCACAACATCGCCGCAACCCATTCACTCTTTTACCTGATGGACGAAGAAACTCTTGAACTCGTCCGCAAGTATAACTACTCGCTCATCATCGACGAGACCATCGAGGTCATTGAGCGGTTCAACATTACATCCAAGGACTTTGATTTGATTGTAAACCATTTGGCCGAGGAGCATGACGGCGGACTTCTGCGCTGGCTGGACAAAGATTATTCTGGGAAGTTCTCAGGATATAAGGCGGCGGCAGACACCAACTCACTCTTTCGACTGGACAGTGCGCTGCTCAACATCATGAACCCATATATGCTTCAGGCGTTTGACGAGGTGTTTATGCTGACCTATATGTTTGAGGGGCAGTACCAGAAAGCCTATCTCGATTTCTTTGGATTCGAGTATCACATCGTTGGCGTTGAGAGGGACGATGACGGCTACTATTTTTCCGATAGGCCAGACGCCCCGCCGCCATTGGATTATTGTCATCTCATCAACATCATCGATAAGCCGCAGTCGAACGCACCGGGGGACGGTAAGTATGCGCTGTCCAAGAACTGGTACGCTCGTCGTGGCAGGAGTGATAAGGATATCAAACTGCTTCGGCGTGGTCTACGGAATTTCTTTGAGGGCTCCGGCGGGAACAGCAACACCCGGCTCTGGACTTGCTTCAAAGAGGAGCAGTCCAAGCTGATTGCCGAGAGCGGGAGATATCGCAATAACTTTTTGCAGATAAGCGCCCGTGCAACGAATGAGTACAGGGACAAGACGGACGTGGCCTATATGGTCAACCGTTTTGCTGACCCCAATGTGACGAAGTTCTTTGCATCCCGTGGAATTGAGATTGACCAGGATGCCTTTGCCCTGTCTGAGATGCTCCAATGGATTTGGCGAAGCGCTATCCGAGACGATAAGCCTATTAACCTATATGTGCCGAGCAGCCGTATGAGAGAGCTGCTCATCAACTGGATTGATAATACTAAGCGAGGAGGATGCTCGATTGAATAGGAATTGTAAGAATTGTCTCCATGGAGACGTGTGCCCAGCCAACAAAGTGTGTGAATACTTTGCTCCGCTGACCGATGAGGGTAACTTGGATGAATACATAGAGAACGAGCGCCAGCAGTTCTACAAGGAATGGTTCCGCTACACGTTAGAGGATGACGCTTAATTTTTCACCATATCAACATAATTAAATAATCAACAAGAGAGGTGAACGATACTGGCTAAACAGTTAGTATGTCAGAAGTACATATTCAAGCTGCATAGCAGCAGGCTGCGGAAGGCCAAATGGCGGCTCACGCTGCCCATCGCCGAGGCCCGTCGAAACGATGAGGTCATTTCGCTGGCCGACAGTCAGGTGCTTCGCTGGCTGGACGAGCTGAACGGTATCACCGATGCCGAAAGTAAGGCCAGGGAAATCAAGGCTGAGATACGGAGGCTGCGCAAGGAGCCGAATAGTGTCCAAAACCGAAAGGCGGTCAAGCAGCTATACTCCGAGCTGGATGATATCCAGTTTAAGCCCGACTACCTGTGTGTCATTATCGACAAAGAGAAGGATTATCGTCGGGCCTGTAAAGGGTTCAGTATCAATGGACTGAAATATCAGCGCTTACTGGGCACCAATGGCGGTGTGAAGAACGAGACCATCGTGTTCATCAGTGAGCGCCATGCCGAGGAAATCCGCCGCCGCATCGACAATGGCCGTAATCTGGAGAAGGAGATGGTTCCGGCCAAGCTGGAGGCGTACAAGGCTCTGACGTGCAGTGCTTCTACGCCGATGTCCATGCCTAATGGCATCCTGGTGGTGAGCGACTGTGAGACAGAGTTCTTGTCCGACATCATTTACCTCAACGACGAACTTGACGGTGAGCCAGTTATGGAGGAGCGCAAGCAGGCATTGGTTCAGCTTGATGAGTCCGATGGGTATGGTCTGATGCTGCCGTCATTGGCAAGTCGATGGAGTGAGGAGTTGGGGCTCGACTATATGGTAAGCGGTGTCAACACACGGTTCTCATGGGAGAAGGGGATGCTCTTTACGTTTGACTTCGTAGACTTCGCCGAGAACGTAGCTGGAGGGTTCATCGTAAAGGATGCGTGGGGCCACGATGTGGATGTGCGAAATGTTGAGATGATTTTGACCACTTCTATGTTAAAGCTGTGGGATTCCTACGATAGCTGCGAAGATTATGTCCGCAACTGTCTTGAAAATCACTATACATTCGGTGTAACCAAAACTTGCCCCCGTGAACTGGAGCGCGAGCGTACATTGAACTACCAGTTTATCCAAAGCTACGACCTGGACAACGACGATATCGAAAGGCTCATCGCACCGACTATGAATGAGATTCGGGATGTGTTGTATGCTGACCCGGTCAAGACCATTCTGTTTTTGAAAGGCGTTGGTCTGAATGAAGAGAACGTCCAGCGAATCGACAATGATTTTGCCAAGGCAATCATGATTGAGCCGAAAATGTTGGATGACCCATATATCCAGAGCAGCATCTACCAGATGATTAAGAACCGCATCAACGAGGCCAAGGTAGGCGTGCTCAAGGTTCATGGCAACTACTCTATCGTGTGTGGCGACCCGTACTCTTTGTGTCAACACATCTTCGGCCTGGAGGTCACCGGGCTGCTGAAAGCCGGTGAGATTTACAACGAGTATTGGTGCAGACAGGGTGCCGAGAAGCTGGCCTGTTTCCGTGCGCCGATGACCTGCCATAACAACATTCGGCTTGTCCGTCCGCATCGAAGCGAGGCAGCATCTCACTGGTATCAGTACATGAAGACTTGTACCCTGTTTAACTCCTGGGATACTGCGGCCCACGCCCTCAACGGCATGGACAAGGATGGCGACCTCGTCATGTTGACTGATAATGAAGTGTTGGTCGGAAAACTGAAGGAGCTCCCTGCTCTAATGTGCGTTCAGAGGAAAGCTCAGAAGAAAATCGTGAGTGAGGCAGATTCCATTCAGGCCAACATCGACAGCTTTGGCGACGACATCGGGAAGACAACCAACTGGATTACCTCCATGTTCGACATTCAGGCGAAGTATGAGAGGGGCTCCAAGGAGTATATCGAACTGGACTACCGCATCAAGTGTGGACAGCTCTTTCAGCAAAACTCCATCGACAAGGCCAAGGGTATCATAGCTAAGCCAATGCCGAGGGAGTGGCACGACCGCCACAGTGTGAACATGATTGAGGATGCCGACACCAAGCGTTACTACCTCAGTCTTGTCGCCGACAAAAAGCCTTACTTCATGCGCATCATCTATCCGGCGTTGATGAAGCAGTACAACACATACATAAAGAACACGAACAAAAATGCCATGCGTGAGTTCGGCATGACGGTTGACGAACTGATGGATATCCCAGAGGAGAAGCGCACCGACAGGCAGAACGATTTCCTGCGGTACTACCGCTCCCGGATGCCAGTCAGCAATAATGACTGTGTGATGAATAAAATTTGCAGACGGTTTGAGCAGGAGTTCGATGGGTATGTCGGCAGGCACAATGCTGAAACGGAGTTCGACTACACCATCATGAAGAGCGGCGTCGAGTACAACCGTTCTCAGTTCAACGCCATTGCCAAGCTCTATGAGAGCTACAACAAGCGCTTGTCCACCTATGTTGTCTTCGCCAACTGCGAGCGTGTGGACGAGTATGACACGTTCTCACGAATGATGGAGATGCGTGCTGAGTTCGAGCAGGAGTGTGCCAGGGTTTGCCCTAACCGGTTCGTCCTCTGTGACATTGTTCTGGATATCTGCTATCAGAAGAGTTCAACAAAGCGGTTTGCATGGGAGATGTGCGGAGACGAAATTATCCAGAATCTGCTTTCCAGAAGCGGTGGCATTATCTCATACCCTGCTTTGGAGCCCAATGGTGAAGTCCAATTTGGCGGCAATAGGTTCGCCGTAAAACAAGCTATGATTGGAGGAGAGATATGAGCATAGTCCTCAACGAGTATGAGTGGGCCGAGCACATGATTGACAGTCATGACCTCGGCAAGAAGCCACTTGAAACACTGACCAGGGTGGCCAAGTATTACCTGAAGAACGGATATAGCAAAACAGAAATCCGCAAGCTGCTGGATGCCTTCATGTTACAGTGTGACCCGCAGGTATCCTTGGTTCATTGGTCGGAACTTTTGGATAAAGTGGCTAAGAATGCTGGTAAATATCCGCTCATTCAAATTGACGGAGTTGATATCACCGACAAGGAATTGCACCGTATTGAGGCTCTTGGCGGCAAACAAATTCGGCGGCTGGCGTTTACGCTCCTATGCGTGGCAAAGTATTGGGATGCCGTATCTGAGCAGAACAATCATTGGGCGAATAGCTCGGACAAAGAAGTTATGCAGATGGCTAACATCAACACGTCTATTCGGCGGCAGAGCGCCATGTTCGCTGAACTCAGGAACGCTGGCCTCATTCGGTTCTCCAAGAAGATTGACAACCTGAATGTGCAGGTCATGTTCATAGAGCCTGGAGAATTGGCGATACATATTCAGGATTTTCGCAACCTTGGTTATCAGTATTTGAAGCACTACGGCGGGGCGTACTTCGAGTGCGTGAACTGCGGCATCACCGTGAAGACCCAGGAACCGGCCCGTGGACGGCGACAGAAGTATTGCCCAAGCTGCGCTGTCGAACTGCATACCAAGCAGAAAGTCGAGTCCGTTATGCGGCGAAGAAGGGCTTTACGGACAGAGCTGCACCAAACGTGTTGACAAAAATGGCTATGCTCAATCCATTGTTGGACAAGGGATTGAGGGCCATTTGATGGGATGCTTTATTGATACAAAATATATCAACATAATTTGGTCGTAGACCAAAAATTTTGAAATAAAGGATGATTGAAAAGTGATTGCAATTACAGCGGCAGAGAAACAGGCCATTCGAGCGAAGTTCCCAAAGGTACATATCGCTCGCACAATGCGGCAGGATTCCAAGAGACACCACTACTACATGGAGGAGGCTGGCGGCGCTATGCGTATGCTGAGGGCTATGCGTGGTCAGGATACTCCAAAGGGTAAACGAAAGGGAGTGTAAGCCATTACCAGTACAGCGAGCTACAAAGAAATGCGTGACATCGTGATTGGTAAGCTGGTTGACCGCACCATTGACGATGATTACGCAGAGCTTAGCGAGCGTCTGTTCGGTGAGGGCAACTGCTTCAATTCCAGCGAAGTTCGCAAGAGAATGTACGGCATGAAAGCCATCATTGATGCCATTGAGCGCGAGGGCGAGGCTGCCATCCGCTCCGCAGATATGTTGTCAGAGTTTGACCGAAAGAAAATCGAGCTTCAGGTAGAGCGCCAGAAGTTCTTTGACCAGCGCAACGCCTACAACAAACTGGTTCGTGAACGCTCACGTCAGGAAGAACTGAACGAGATTTTGGTTGAAGCAATCCAATCGGGGAACCTTCCTCGGCTGGACTATGAGTACCATGAAATCGTGCCATCGGATAATGACCTGTTAGTCAGTCTGAACGACATCCACTACGGTGCAACTGTGGATAACTATTGGAATACATATAATTCCGACATTTGCCGGGATATGATGCGCCGATATCTTGACCGCATCATCCAGATTGCACAGACACACAGCAGTGAGAATTGTATTGTCTGGGCGAATGGCGATGAGATTTCTGGTAACATTCACAAGTCTATCGCAGTGACCAACAAGGAGAATGTTATCGAACAGGTTAAGGGTGTGTCCGAATTGATTGCAGAGTTCATCGCAGAACTGAGCAAGCATTTCGCCACTGTCACCTTTGTCAGTGTTGCTGGCAACCACAGCCGACTTGACCCGAACAAAGACAATGCGCTGGTGAGCGAGCGACTTGATGACCTTGTTGAGTGGTATCTGTCGGCTCGTCTTCAAAACTTCAATAATGTCATTATTGGCGGCGGCGAGAAAGTTGACGAGACGATGTATCTCATCGATGTACGCGGCAAGACCTACTGCGGCGTGCATGGAGACTTCGACGGCTCTGCCAGCAAAGTACAGGCGTTGCAAACTATGGTACGCAAACCGTTGTATGCGGTGCTGTCAGGCCACCTTCATCATTGCAAGATGGATGATGTTCAGGGAATTAGAACTATCATGGCTGGTAGTTTTCTTGGCATGGATGACTATTGTGTCCAGAAGCGCATCTATGGTAGGCCGGAACAGATGGTCTGTGTATGCGATGAGAGCGGCGTGCGCTGTTCGTACAATGTAGGTCTGAATTAGAGAAACCCACACGGGTCGCCTCTACATGGGGCGGCCCTTTTATATTCCTCTTTAGCTCAGTTGGTAGAGCGCTTGACTGTTAATCAAGATGCCGCTGGTTCGAGTCCAGCAGGAGGAGCCAATTTGCTCCCATCCTCTAAATGGAATAGGAGGCTGGCCTCTCAAGCCGGTAATACGAGTTCGAGTCTCGTTGGGAGTACCAATGGTGCGTTGGACGAATTGGTAGAGTCACCGCCCTTTCAAGGCGGAATTTATGGGTTCAAGCCCCATACGCATCACCACTATGGGAGAGTGGTAGAGTGGTCAATTACACCTGACTGTAAATCAGGCGCCTTCGGGCTGCGTTGGTTCAAATCCAACCTCTCCCACCAATACTGCGGGGTAGAGCAGCGGTTAGCTCAGCGGCCTCATAAGCCGTAGGTCAGGGGTTCAAATCCCCTCCCCGCAACCACATGGCTATATAGTTCAGTTGGTTAGAACGCCAGCCTGTCACGTTGGAGGTCGCCGGTTCGAGTCCGGCTATAGTCGCCAAAAAAAAGTAAGGCCGCTTGAATGCGGCCTTACTACATTAGTTGTATTCCATTCCTTCACATTCAAGCTCACCATCTGAGTTTCGTTTTACGATAACATATCCATCCCGATGCGGGGAATCAACATCTTCAACTTCAAATTTATAGGTTGAAACACCAACATAAAAGTTGTCAGTGAACCTGAACGGAGAAAAAAGCGTTCCGGCAGATTGTGCGGCGATTGTATTACACCATGTTGACGCAATGTCCTTTGCTTCTTTGAACTCGTCTATGTCCTCAATGGATTTATGTGTATTGCAATATATTTCACCATCCTTGAGATTTGAGATTCCAATTCCTTTGGAACATCTTCCATAGCCTATGTCGAATTGGCACCTGTGTTCATCACAATAAGATGACCCAGATGTAATAGAGTTCTCACATAGATTGCAGCGATGCTTTGCACAGTAGTCCCCTGAGTCTACCTTCTCTCCACACACTCCATTTGCGACTTCGTACTTACAGGTTGTGGAACAAGCAGATAGGGTGAATACAGTGGCGAGAATACACAACATGGTAATTAGTCGTTTCACTAATGTGACCTCCTCATTTGGAAAAGTTGTTGATTGTATTTTCATTATAGCATTTACGGTTCAGGAATACAAGAATACACAAAGAAAGCGAGGTGGCTTTGATGCCAAGAAAAACAAAACAGAACGATATCACAAGCCCTGAGCTTTTGAGCCAGGTCAACCCGGACAATATGAGGCTAAAGCAGGACTTCTTAGATTATTTGAGGTCTGTTCAGCGCAGCCCCAAGACGATTGCCGGGTATGATAACGATATCGACATTTTCTGGGTGTGGAACCTCACCCACAATAATAACAAGTTTTTCCCAAAGATTACGAAGCGTGATTATGCTTCCTATCAGAGTTGGCTTATCAATGAGAATGGCAACTCTCCAGCCCGTGTGCGGCGTTTGAAATCCGCTATCTCTTCCATGAGTAACTTCGTGTCCAATATGCTGGACGATGAAGATGAGTTCAAAGACTTTCGTTCTGTCGTCCGCAAGGTGGAAAACCCCGCTATGCAACAGGTTCGGAAGAAGACCGTGTGGAGCGATGAGGCGCTCGATGAGTTGCTGGACAAGCTGACTGAGAGTGGTCAGTACAAGAAGGCTTGCGCCTTGGCGTTGGCGATGTGCAGTGGTAGGCGTAAAGCAGAGCTGTGTCGATTCCGTGTTGGTGACTTCCAGGACGAAAACCTGGTATGCGGTGGCGTTCTCTATAAGACGAGTGAGCCAATTCAAACGAAGGGGTTTGGTCTCGGGAAGTTTATTCACTGCTATACGCTGGCGAAAAAGTTCAAGCCATATTTCGATGCTTGGATGAAGCAGCGCAGCGAGCTTGGCATAGAGAGCGAGTGGCTATTCCCGGCGACAGGGAATGACAAAGAACAGATGAGCGATACGACGCTGAACAGTTGGGCTAACACCTTCAGCCGGATGACCGGTGAGGACTTTTATTGGCATAGCCTGAGACACTACTTTACGACCCACCTTGCGAAGCTCGGTCTCCCAGACAACGTAATCCAGGATATTGTCGGTTGGGAGTCTGCTGACATGGTGCGTGTCTACAAGGACATGAGTGCAGAGGAACAGATTTCGCAATACTTTGATGAAAATGGTGAAATCAAAACGGATGCACAGAAGTCTCTTGCAGACCTGTGAACAAAGGATGGTGTAAAGGATGGACATTAAAAGGAGTGACCTGATTCAGCAGCTTGTTGAGAAGGGATATACAAAAAAGGCAGCAACAAGTATCATCGATGATTTTGTCTGCACTATATTGGAGAACCTTGAGAACGGGAACACGGTTTCAATCCGAAACTTTGGGTGTTTCGATATCTTGGAGCGAAAGGCTCGTAGCTGCCCAAATCCGCAGACAGGCGAACGTGTTGATGTCCCAGCACACTGGATTCCTCGGTTCTATCCTGGTAACGGGATGCGACGTGCGGTGAAGGTTTGGGAAGATAACACGAAAAGGGGGTTGATGTAATTGGCGGATGCCCCCAAAAGACGGAAATTAGAAAAGACAACTGACGCCTCACAGACCACAGCCAGCGGACAAAAGTATTATTGTTGCAGATGTGGTACGGCATACAGCAGACGAAAAGGTTTTTTCCCTGTTAGCCATAGTCCAATGTACCGCAAGTCTGGATATCTCCCATGGTGCAGCGACTGTGTTGAGGAGATGTACGACGACTACCGCAGCAAACTTGGCGACAAGGATGCTTTGCGCCGGATGTGCATGAAGTTTGACCTGTATTGGGACGAGGCTATCTACGATATGGTGGATAAAACCGCTGGTGTTCAATCTCGAATCAGGTCTTACATAGGTAAAACGAACCTTACACGATACATCGATAAGACTTTCGATGACACAATCGTCCGTGAGGAGGCAGAGGCCGCAAAACGTCCGCAGTATGTTGAGGACGAAGATGGGATTGAACCACTGCTTGATGATGCTGAGGAAGAATACAACGAAGTTTCAGACGAAATTCGATTGTTCTGGGGTTCTGGGTACAGCACAAAAATGTATGAGGAACTTGAAGAGCGCCGCCATTATTGGCTCGGTAAATATCCAAAGGATTTCGTCCCGGATGTTGGTACAGAAACTCTCATCAGGCAGATATGCGGCCTGGAAGTTGATATCGCACATGACCGAGCGGCTGGGCGTAGTGTTGAGAAAAACGTGAAGGCACTCAATGATTTGCTTGGCAGTGCCAATCTAAAGCCTGTCCAGCAAAAGGATATGATGGCGGACTCTGACCTGGAAAATATGCCGCTTGGTGTCGGCATCCAGAAATGGGAGAATGCTCGCCCGCTTCCGACTACACCAGACGATTTGAAAGACCAAAGTGGAATTATCCGAAATGTTACCACCTGGTTTCTTGGACACGCCTGCAAAATGGTTGGCTTGAGAAATAGCTATTGCCAAATGTATGAGGACGCCATCAACAAATATCGCGTCGAGTTCCCAGAGTATGCAGAGGAGGACGACGATAGCTTCTTGTCCGATATCTTCGGCGACGCTGGCCAAAGTGAGGGCGGTGTCAATGAATGAGAAGCAGGCAAGGCGAGAGCGTGTACTGGAGGGTATGGCGGTCTGGGGTAGCTATTACAGAGAGAATATCGACGCCTTTGTGAAGGAATACCTGGGCATCACCTACCTTAAATGGTATCAGTATGCTGTGCTGTGCCTGATGAATGCCAACGTTATCTTCTTATGGATAGCGTCCCGTGGTATGGGTAAAACGTTTATTACGGCTATATTCTCATGCGTGCGGTGCATTCTTTACCCTGGCAGCAAGGTCGTTCTTACCTCTGGTACAAGAGGACAGGCATTGCAGATTCTGGAAAAGATTCAAACGGAGTTGATTCCACGTTCTCCAAATTTGAAGAACGAGATTGACTTCAAGGAGACAAAATTTTCTGGCCAGGATGCAAAGATAATGTTCAAAAATGGCAGCTATATCAAGGTTGTTACGGCGGCAGACACCGCCCGTGGTAACCGTGCCAATCTTCTTGTCGTAGATGAGTTTCGACTTGTGAAGCAGGATACCATCAGTACGGTTCTGAAAAAGTTTCTGACCGAACGGCGTGAACCGCCATACTCCGAGTTGACAAAAGAGGAAGTGCAGTTGGAACGGGCGAAGGAGCCCAATATGCAGTTCTACCTGTCTTCTGCGTTCTTCAAAGACCATTGGTCTTACAACCAGATGCTGTCTAACTTCCGTACTATGCTCAGCGGTGGACGCGGAGCGTTTGTGTGCGGATTTCCATATGAGCTTGCAATTCAGGAAGGGCGTATGTTCCGAGAGGACGTTGAGAGCGATATGCTTGAGGCGGACTTTAATGAGCTGAAATTCAAGATGGAGATGGAAGCTATGTGGCTCGGCGGTGAGGCCGGGGCATTCTTCAATTTTGACAGCATCTCTAAAGTACGTCATATCAAATATCCCATGCTTCCTGACGAGTTGTCGGTGAAAGTTGGTAACAGCCAAAAGGTTAAGATACCTCCCAAGCAGCTTGGTGAGAAGCGTATTTTGTCTGCTGATATTGCCCTGATGTCGAGTAAGAAGCACAACAATGACGCAACCGCAATTTTTGTCAACCAGATGCTCCCAACGAAGGCAGGACGATACACAAGCAATATTGTGTACTGCGATACGTTTGAGGGCCTACACACGGAAGACCAGGCACTCGTGATACGGAAGTTGTACGATGAGTTCGCCTGTGACTATATTGTGCTGGACTGTACTGGGCTTGGTCTTGGCGTTTATGATGCGCTTGTCCGTGACATGGTAGACCCAGACAGTGGCGAGATATACCCAGCACTTTCCTGCTACAACAACCCAGAAATGGCTGAGCGATGCACAGTCAAAGGGGCAGACAAAGTGATATGGGCGATTAAGGCTACACCAGCGCTTAACTCTGAGTGTGCTGTGCTGCTTCGTGAAGGATTCAGGAGCGGAAAGATAAGGCTGCTTGTTACTGAGTATGATGGCGAAACGCTGCTGTCCGACCTCAAGGGATATGGCTCACTCACCCCATCAGAGAAAGTAAAGCTGCAAATGCCATATGTGCACACAACGCTGTTGATTGACGAACTTGTTAATTTGCAGCATGAGGAGTCTGGCGGTCGTGTCAGGATGTTTGAGAAAACAGGTAGACGAAAAGACCGTTACTCCAGTTTGAGCTATAACTACTATGTTGCAACGCAGCTTGAGAGCAAGCTGGGGCGGCATCGGGGGGCAAGTTTTGAGGACAACATCTTCATGTTTAAGCCTCCAAAAATCAAGTAAGAAAGGTGGTGAGATATCGAATGGGTAGCAGAAGCGGTCGTGGTAAGTCCAGTGCGGATATCCCACGAAGAAATGTAAGCAAACTTACGGGCGACTCAGTTGGAATGGTTGGAATCTCGCAGCGGTTTGCAGTTTTGAACCGTCTGATTACCAGAGATTTGAACAATAATACAAGTACCCCGACATTCTCTTTGTATAGTAAAGATAATATCACGGAGTATCTGAAGAATCCGTACACATACCAACAGCAACTGCGCAATGCGGTTACATATATCTATGGAGCAAGTCCGCATTTCAGACGGCTCATCCAGTATTTCACCGGCCTCTCCGACTTGGCCTATGTTGTGTCCCCATATAAGATTGACCCAAAGACCGTTAATCCAAAGTCTATCAACCGAAACTATCGGAAGACGCTGAACGCTATGTCATCTATGAACGTGCGTACACAGTTCCCAAAGATTTTGACTGTATGCCTCCGTGAGGATACGTTCTATGGGACAATGTGGGTGACCAACGACAACATCACAATCCAACAGCTTCCGCCTGATTATTGTGGTATCTCCACGATTGAAGGCAATGTGCTGAATGTTACATTCGATTTTTCATATTTTGACGGTCATTCGCAGTATCTCGAATACTATCCTGCTGAGTTCCAAACAAAGTATCGTGCGTATCAGAGTGACCGACATGGGATGCGGTGGCAGGAGCTTGATTGTCCTACATCGTTCGCCATCAAGTGTAACAATGATATCTTGGATTATTCTCTTCCGCCATTCGCAGGTCTCCTGCGAGATGTCTATGACCTTGAGGACTACAAGCAGTTGAAGATGACAAAGACCGCTCTTGAGAACTATGCTATGCTGGTTATGACCATTGGCATGAACGAAGACGGCGAGTGGCAGATTGACCTGGATAAGGCAAAAGAGTTTTGGCGCAATCTGGATGGAGTTCTGCCGGAGGAGATTGGCTCAGTCCTGACGCCAATGCCTATTAGCAAAATCAGCTTTGAGAAGTCGAATACAGGAGATACAGATACGATTGCGGAAGCTGAGCGAAATCTGTTCAGTGCTGCCGGTGTATCGTCTCTACTTTTCAACAATGATAAAGCATCCGCAAATGCACTGGTGTTGTCTATCAAGGCAGACCAAGCGATGACATTTGGGATTGTCAAAAGCATTGAAGACGCTGTAAATCGCTTCATTCAAGCGCAGAGTTATGGTAAGAATTTCAAGATTACGTTCCTTGATTGCAGCCCGTTTAATCGCAAGGAGCTTGCAGATTCTTATTTGAAAGCCTGTCAGTATGGCATCCCAATGGTTAGTTACTACGCGGCAACCCAGGGGCTCAATCAATCGGAGCTCGATTGTATGAGCTTCTTGGAGAATGATGTACTTGGCTTGAATGAGATGTTCCGGCCATTGCAGAGTTCCTCAACGCTTGGCTCCACTGCTAACAGTGATGGCAAGGGTGCAACTGATGAAGGCGGCGCACCACCGAAGGACGTTGATGAGCTGAGTGAGAGCGGCGAGCAAAATCGGGAGGACGCATAATATGGGAAACTTCATTTATGTGTTCAGCCGTGATGGCAGAGATAAACTTTTGTCAATGCAGTATGAGTTGCTGAAAAGCGATGATGCAAAGTGTATCTTTGTGTTTCTGAATAAGGGGCGGCAGAACTTCTCGTGTGATGGCATCCCATGGGCAGTTTCTGACACGTTGACCTTTTGACCCGCACGGGTGTATCGTGCGGGTTTTACTATGTCAAGAAGGTGGTGAACTGTGATTTGAGCGAGCGGAGCATGAGCATTGTTTTCTCATCTGGGATTAGTTCCCTGACCGAACGCAATTCTTCCTTTGACAGCGGCGTACTGCGTGTCTGTTATACGGGAAGAAACAGAAATAACAGCTTCATCAGCAAGGAGACTTTCGAGCGCTGTATGCCGAGCATTTATAACTGCCCTATTGTGTGCAGATATGACCGGGACACGGACACGATTGGCTCTCACGACATGGAACTTGTTGAGACAGACGATGGCGGTATGCGTATTGTCAATATTACGCAGCCGGTCGGCGTTGTTCCTGAAAGCGCCAAGTATTGGTGGGAGGAAATCGAAGATGATTCTGGCCTGCATGAATACTTGTGTGTGGACGTTTTGATTTGGAAACGTCAAGAGGCGTACAAGAAAATCAAAGAGGACGGTATTACCGATGAGTCCATGGAGATTTCCGTAAAGGAAGGTGGCATGGTTGACGGCGTGTACGTTATCAAGCGCTTTGAGTTTACGGCGTTCTGTCTTCTTGGAACAGCGGAACCATGTTATGAATCAGCGTCTTTGGAATTGTTCTCCCGTGATGACTTCAAGACGCAGCTTGCTGAAATGATGCAAGAATTTAAGGAAACATTTTCACTGGCGCAATCCCCAGAGGGGGTTGGTATATCACAAAACTATTCGGAAGGAGGAGAAGAGGTATTGGACGAGAAAAAGGCATTGGCCGCACAGTATGGCCTCGATATTGACAAACTCGGTTTCTCTCTTGAGGATTTCTCTCTGGAAGAACTGCGTGCGAAATTCGAGGAAATGAAGGCCGCTGAGCCCGCAGCACCCGCCGCTGGCGCTGCCCAAAACCCGGAGAATTTCGCCCTGGAAGGCCAGTTCCGCAATGAGCTGATTGCTGCTCTGGAGGCCGAGAAGGTCGAGACCTGCTTTGGCGAAATGTCCCACTACTGGTTTGTGGACTATGACGCAGAAACGGCGGAGGTGTATTGCGACGACACAACGGATTGGAACCTGTATGGGTTCAGCTATTCCATGAATGGCGATAACGTTGTCATTGACTTTGCCAGCAAGAAGCGGATGAAGTTTGCGATTGTAGCGTTCGATGAGGGCGAGCAGAGCAACCCAATGGCGCACGTTTTTGCGGCTGCGGTTGAGAAGTATACCACAAACGATACGCAGTGGGCCGAGAAGTACCAAGCCGCCTCCGACACGATTTCAACTATGCAGACTGAGCTGGATACCCTGCGTCAGTTTAAGACAGAAACCGAAGGTGCCATCGAAAAGGGCAAGCGGGATGAAGTCTTTGCTCAGTTTGAGGATTTGGTCGGCGTCGAGGCATTTGAGAAACTGCGTGAGAACAGTGCGCAGTATTCCATCGAAGATTTGGAGGAGAAGTGCTACGCTCTTCGTGGGCGCAATGGCACGACCGTGAAGTTCTCTCATGAACCAAAGGCTCCCAAGCTGCCGGTGGAGAAGACCGGTGTAAAGCCTGAACCCTATGGCGGTGTTTTCGCCGAATATGGGATTACGTCAGGCAATCAACATAATTAAATAATCTACAAGGAGGAACGAGTTATGGCATATACGGTTATTCGTACCGACCTGATGAGCGGTACTAAGCAGCCCGCCGACCTTGTGTCTCTGCGCTTCTATGACGCCAATGGCAAGGTTGCCGAGGTTGAGAACGGTGTCATTGTCAAGCTGGAGGGCTATGAGGACGGCCAGCGTGAAGTGATGAAGGCTGTTGCCGCCAGTGCTGGCGCAGACCTGAACGAGTGCGCCATTGTGGCTGGCGTTGAGGTCATGTATGACGAGCGCAAGAAGAATCTGGACGAGTTTATCAACGAGGCGGGCAAGGCCACCCGTGGTTACATTCCCCGCAGTCGCAATCTGTTCTCCGTGACCAAAGAGGGCTTTGTTGGCGGCACTGTCCCCACCAAGGGCGCCAAGGTTGGCATCGGTGCCGGTGGCAAGATTGACGCCGCTGGGACTGGCCTGGGCGAGTGTGCTGATATTGAGGTGGTGGGGCGCTACACCTACTACACCATCAAGATTGACAAGACCGAAGGCTAAGAGAGGGGGTATCAGTAATGGCTGAAATGAAAGACATTGTCAAGGTTGCTGTTGACGCATATCACGGCAACGTTGAGCAGTATTCTGTGGGCCAGTCCATGGAGCTGCTGCAAAAGGCTCTTGTTGACGCTAACGGCGGCAGCACGACCCTGAACTATAAGAATATCCGCGACGGTAAGTGCAGCGGGCTGTTCACTCTGATTGAGGAAGTCCTGAGCCGTACTGTTGTTGAGGGTCTTCAGGGCGATGAGTATTTCAACGCTCTGGTCGATTTCCGCAATGTGGCGGAGGGTGACAAGAACATTTTTGAGATTGAAGACAGCAATCTCTTTGTTGTGTCCGAGGCCGCAGATGGTACTCAGGGTATCCGTCGGCAGCGCCTGAGCGGTATCAGCGAAGTGTCTATTCCGACTTCTCTGAAAGTTGTGAAGATTTACGAGGAGCTGAACCGTGTCCTGGCTGGTCGTGTGGACTTTAACCAGTTCATCAACAAGGTGTCTGAGTCCTTCCGTCAGAAGCTGCTGAACGACGTATACACTCTGTGGAGCGGTGCCACCGCACAGGACTTTGGCGGTGTGACCTACTTCCCCACTGCCGGTGCGTATGATGAGGACGAGCTGCTGGAGCTGATTAACCATGTTGAGGCTGCTGCTGGTGGCAAGCCTGCAACCATCATCGGCACCAAGAAGGCCGTTCGTAATCTGGCTCCCTCTATTCAGGGCACCGATTCCAAGAGCGACCTGTATAATATGGGCTACTACGGCAAGTTCTACGGCACTCCCGTGGTTGTGACTCCCCAGCGCCACAAGGTCGGTTCTACCGAGTTTGTGCTGGATGACGACATCCTGACCATCATCGCTGGTGATGACAAGCCCATCAAGTGCGTGTATGAGGGCAACCCCATTGTTCTCATGGGTGACCCCATGACCAATGGTGACCTGACCCAGGAGTACCTGTACGGCGAGAAGTATGGCATGGGTATCGTGCTGGCTGGCGGCAACGCCGGTATTGGCCGTTACGAGATTGCCTAAACAGTAACGAACACACAAAGCGGGGCCCTTTACGGGCCCCGCATCATGTATGAAAGGGAGATATTATGGCAAACGAAACAGCAACGAGAAGCCGTCCCCCAAAGGCGGCACCAGAGCAGAGTCCATCGCAGGAGACACAAGCGGCTGAAAAGAAACGCATGGTTCCAAAGGATGTTGACCCGATGCAAATCGTTACCGTTAAGAATGGTTTCCAGGGCAGGCTTGTGTATAAGAGCAAGAAGACTGGTGAGCGGTTTGTTTGGGATTCATTCGGCTCAGAACAGGATATGGAGCTTGGCGAGCTGAGGAACGCTCGTAACTCCAACAAGAAATACTTTATCAACAACTGGTTTATGTTCGATGAGCCGTGGATTGTTGATTACCTCGGCATGGGCAAGTTCTACAAATTCTCTATCTCTATTGAGGGGTTCGATGCTTTGTTCGAGAAGCCTGTGGCCGAGATTGAGGAGACAATCGCCAAGCTGTCCGACGGGCAGAAGAAGTCTATCGCATATCGGGCGAAGCAGCTCATTGCGGAGGGCGGCATTGATTCCAACAAGACTATCACAACGCTTGAGAAGTGCCTCGGTACAGAACTGGTTGAGCGATAAGGAGCGTGAGACATGAACGTTCCATACGATAAGTTCACAGAGGCGTTCCTTTCAAAAATTACGGAGTATGACTTTGTCAATATGCTACCGAATGAAAGGAACAGTACGATTGATGGGTTCATGAAACGTGCAATCGCGGCCTTCAGGCATATCTGCAAGTATGACTTTACCACAACTGGTGATGATAACGTCCGCGAGTTTTCTATCAAGGTTACGATGGAAGACCCAGATGGTGTGCGGCAACAGCAACTGGACGAGGAGCTGTCCGAAGACCTGGATGAAATTGTAGACATTGTCTCTGAGGGAATGCTTGTGCAGTGGATGAAACCATATACCTACAAGCAGGAAAGTTTTGAAAGTGTGATGAACACAAGAGACTTTTCCACCTATTCTCCGGCAGAGCTGCTTTTGCGTATCAGCAATGCGCATACTACGGCTCGAAAAGATTTCACGAATATGATGAGGGAGTATTCGTACAATCACGGGGATTTGACGGATTTGCATCTATGATGTTACAGACTAAGGCTGGCGTTCCGATGGACGCAAAGGTACTGAGCAATTACTTCCGTTCCCTCATCAACTGCTTTTTCAAAATTCTCCCTATCTGGGAGAGTGGAGAAGGTTCGCTCAGTATTTACATGAAAAGTCTGCAAGCAGAGCTGCTTGGGTGTAAGGAGCTGATTGAGGCTATTCACGAAGACCCACTGTTCCTCTCGCTTATCGCTATTTTGCAATACTTTATCGACAATCCGTCCTGTGAGATTTCGACCGTGAAACGTGAAGTCTTTCGGGCCATTTCGATTTGCAATAAGCTGAAAGCGAGGTACGCCATTCCGAACGAGGAGGTGGCGCAGTGAGCTTTTGGGATACATATCGTTCTCGCATTAACGCCCAGGGTGGTGACAGGCGAACTGCCGCCTTACAAAAGGAGGGTCGCCTTCTAAATGCAAAGATGCTGGCAAGCCCTTCTTATCATCAGGTCATTATCAATGGAGAACATAGGTCATTAGCGGTTATCAATTCAGATAACTTGAATCAAAAGACGTTATGTACGCTCCCCGGTGAAGACCTCCCGCCCGGCGGAGCGGTTGAGTGGATGAAGAACCATTGGCTCATTACAGAGGTTGATGCGAACAATGAATTGTATACCAAAGGCATTATGCGGCAGTGTAACTACTTGCTCAGATGGATTGCTGATGATGGCAATATTGTTGAGCGATGGTGTATCGTTGAGGACGGAACGAAGTACCTGACTGGCGAGTATGGAGATAACGACTTCATTATTACCAGGGGCGATTCAAGAATTTCTTTGACGCTGCCAAAAGACGGATACACACTTCGCCTCAACCGTGATGACAGGTTCCTAATCGATGATTATGGGTCTCCTAACGTGCTCGCATATAGGTTGACAAAGCCATTCAAGCTGGGCGGTAGCTTCGGCGAGAATGGCGTTTTGTATTTTGTGTTGCAAGAGTGCAATACAGAGGACAGCGATAACCTTGAACTTCATATTGCGAATTATTACGACCATTTTCCTCGTGAACACGGTGGGCCGCATCTCTCGGATGACGAGCAGGTTTCATATCCGAGAGAAGATGACCCAGGAAAGAAGGTGTGGCTGTAATGCAGCTTGATGAGTTTTTTGGTTACAAAAATCAACTCATGGACGATTTGCTTACGTCAAAGCAAATCGTCAGATTGCTGAGCGATGACTGCAAGACCATTCATAAACCGGACAGCTTGATGTATTCTCAGGTTTTCCCATACGAATATGTCCCAGAAACGGTGACCCGAGGGCAAACATTTATCTGTTGCGAGGTCGAGATTCAACGGACTTCAAGCAAGACATTTTTGACCCCGGCACTTTATGTCTGGGTGTTCACGCACAAGAGCAAGCTGCGTCTGCCGGAAGGTGGTGTCCGAACAGACAAACTCTGCTCTGAGATTGCAAAGACAATCAACGGAAGCAGATTCTATGGTCTCGGTGAACTCGATTTGTATTCTGTAAAGCGCTTTGCCCCAATCGCAGATTATCAGGGCAAGGTGATGATGTTCCAGGCAAAGGATTTTAATCGGTTCTCTCCGACTGGTAAGCCAATTCCGTCCAATAGGAAGACCGGATAATGGCGACACTGAATCTGCTATACAAAAAGGAATACAAAGTCAACGAGTTCATCAAGGTGCGCATTCCGACTGTTGGTGAAGTGATAGACCACGAAGATGACTATTACAGTATGGTTTCCATGCTGACTGCTATGCCAATCGATATGATGGTGCAGCTTGATGACATCGGAATTGACTTCACAAAAATAAACGAGTATGAGCTATTCATTCTAATGTTTAGTGCGTTGAAGGAGCGGGATACTTCTCTAATTTTCGGCGACCTTGATTTGAAAGCGTTCAAGTCTGTTATCAACCCACAGAATAATATGCTTGTTCTTCGTGACAAGGACACCGGGGCAATGATTGACCGGGCCATACAGGGACAAATTGCAGCAACTTTGCGCAAAATACACCACCTTAAACGGGATAACCGCAAGCCAATAAATGGCGAAACCAAAGACTACTTGATTGAACGGGCACGCACAAAAATGCGGCGTAACAAGAACAGAACAACAAACTCCCAGTTGGAGGAGTTGGTTGTTGCGCTTGTAAACACCGAGCAATTCCACTATGGGTTTGAGGGGACACGAGAACTCTCTATCTACCAGTTCAATGAAAGTGTGCACCAGATAATCAAGAAAATTGACTATGACAATAGGATGCACGGCATCTATTCTGGCACAGTCAGTGCAAAAGACCTAAGCCAAGACGATTTGAATTGGCTAACTCACAAATAGGAGGAGGAACAACTATGAACGTTAGTGATATCACTGTCACCAGCCTGGAGACGATTGATGCGTTCGACATCGTGACCGGTGCCTATCTGTTCACCCTGGACGAGCTGCAAAATGCTACCATCGCTCAGAGCCAGGAAAAGACCGACATCACTGGTAAGCAGGGGCGCAAGCTGTCTTCTCTGAAGCGGAACAAGGCTGTCACCATCAGTGGCAACAACGGCATCGTGTCTGGCGGCCTGCTGGAGCTTCAGACTGGCAGCAAGTTCGAGAACAAGGTCACTGAGGTCATGTGGAATGACTATCTCATCGTGGCCGAGGACAAGGCAGTTACGACCTATAAGGCCGTTGGCACTACCGGCAACGAGGTTGAGGCTGTCTATATCAAGAACACCGATGGCACTCTGGGTAAGACCCTGACGCAGGACGCCGCCGCTGGTAGCGACACGTTCACTTATGACCCCGCGACCAAGACCCTCACCTTCAATGCTGGCGATATCGCCGATGGCACTGAGGTGGTCGTGTACTACAAGCGTCAGATTCAGGCGAGTGTCCTGAACAACATGAGCGACACCTACTCCGGCAAGTGCGCCCTGTATATCAACGCTCTGGCCGAGGACAAGTGCGCCAACATCTACCGCATCCAGTTCTACATTCCCAAGGCCGACTTCAACGGCGAGTTCTCTATCGAGATGGGCGATAACCAGACCGTCCACGCTTTCGAGGCTGAGTCACTGGCTGGCGCTGGCTGCGGCTATCACAACCAGAGCGGTCAGCTCTTCACCTACACCGTGTTCGGTGCGAACGCTGAGGACGTGGTCGATGAGACCACCGAAGAGGAAACGCCCTAAGAAAGCAGGTGACTGATATGGCTTCTGAGAAGAAGACCTGCCGCGTGTGTGGTAAGGAGTATGAGCCATGCCGCACTGCGAACCGCAACCCAAACGTATTTCACTGGCAGGAGGTAGCCTGTTCCCCTGAGTGTGGGGCTACCTACCTCCAGCGCATCGTTGAGTCACGGAAACCCACTGTGGTTACCAAGCGGAACAAACACAAGAGAGTCGAGCCGAAGGCCATTCCGGTCGAGGTGAACGAAGTACCTTTCATGGCAATAGCCGAGAAGGATGTCACCGAAACTGTCGATGCGCCTGTGGGTGTCGAATGAACATAGGAGGGCAGAATATTCTGCCCTCCTTCTCTCTTTTAGGAGATGATTATGGAACGGTCAAAATTTAATGTGGATAAAGACAGGGATAAGCGGACACACAATGGAATTGTGTTCGACAGTCAGCTTGAGATGCGGTATTACCGTGATGTGCTCTGTCCCAAAGTGGAAAGCGGCGAAGTAACACGATATGAGTTACAGAAAAAATTTGAGCTGCAATCGGGGTTTACACGGGATGGCAAGAAGGTTTTGCCAATCACATACGTCGCTGACTTCTATATCGAGTACGCAGATGGCCACATTGAGGTAATCGACACAAAAGGTATGCCAGACAGCGTGGCAAAACTAAAACGGAAGATGTTTTGGTTTAAGTACCCGGATGTGAATTACCAGTGGATTACATATGTGAAGAAGTTCGGCGGCTGGCTGGACTATGAAACTGTAAAAGCGATGCGCAAGGAAGAAAAGCGCAGTAAGAACAAAAAGGAGGACACTACTCATGGCGAAGGGTGAAAAGAAAGTATCTATCAGCGCCGTTGACAGCATCATTGGCGAGCGCTTTTTGAATGTCGTATCAGAGCAGTGGTATGACGTTGAGGTGAAGATGCGCCGCAGTCTCCCGTTCACTGATATGCTGACCTTTGTGAACGATGTGGTACAGAGTTGTTTCCAGCGGGATGGTGTCTATACACCAGAGGTTCTGGATTTTGCAATCAAGAGTAACATCATCAGCAGATACACCAACGTATCTCTGCCGGACAAGCTGGAACACAGATATGCGATTCTCTATTGTTCCGACCTTGTGGACTTTGTGTGTCAACACATCAATATGCAGCAGGTGCAGGAGATGGTCACTTCCATCAATCGCAAGCTCTCCTATATGTGCGAAACAAATACGGTCGCTATCCAGAACCGACTGAATGACCTCGTTTCTTCCTTTGAGGAGATGCAAAAGCAGACGGCAGATGTGTTTGGCGGTGTCACGCAAGAGGATGTGACACGCTTGGTCGGTGCGATTGGCAACAGTACGCTGACCGAGGAAAGAATTGTTGAGGCGTACATGAAGCAAAAGAACGCCTCTAACACTGGGGTCGCAGAGTAATGCCTGCTATCAACATGAGCTCCATCATGTCAAAGGTTGGAGCATATAGCCGCTCTGTCAGCGGCAAGCTCCGCATGAAGGAGTGCATTGATAAATATGCGGCAGACGGAAAAGGAAAAACTGCTGGAGGCGGCAAAGTGATGACTGAGACTGATATGTTGGAGGCTGGCGCTAAACTGATTCAGGTTTTACAAGAAACAGCGCGAGCTTGTGACTTGCCACAGTCTATTATGCAACACTTCAATAGCTTAGAATGCTCAAAGCCAATCAAGATGCCAGATGGAAGCACACTTATGTATGTGTACTTCGAGGATAACCTTCGCAGAGAATCGCTTGATGATGGCATAAATGGATATACAGGTGAGGGTATCGACAATATCGTAGCCTTATTCAATAACGGATATCATGCAAGTGACTATGTGTATGGTTGGTGGGATGGACATCAAGCAACGGCCAGCACACTTTTTAGGAGTGGTTCTGATATAAAGGCCAACTACGCATGGGTTCGCAGTCAGAAAGACCGAGAGGGGCTGCACTTCATCCAGCAGGCGGTAGACGACTTTAACGGCAACTATGGCGCTGAATACCATGTGACCGCAACCGCAGGGGATGTTTATCAATAATAACTGATTAAGGCTTGGCTTCGTGCCAAGCCTTTTCTTCGTAAAGGACGGTGAGAAAACGATGGCGAACGCAGATATCTCCTTGCTGTTTGGCGTACTCGGCGAGGGTTCATTGGGCGGTGAAAGCGGCAGTCTGATTCAGTCGCAACTGACCCAAATCATGACGGCCTTGAATAAGAATCCGTTGAAGGTCAAGGTCGCTTTGGATACAGATGCTGGTGGTCAAAAGTCTTGGAGTAGCCAGCTACAGTCGAAGCTGAATACTGTTAGCTCAAGCGGAAAGTTTTCGGTGCAGGTTTCCAAGCTCACGCTTGGCTCGGGCGCCATCACTGATTTTAGAAACCAGTTGAATGCCGTCGTCAATACGCTTCATCTGGATAAGGGTACAACTATCACGCTAACTGCTGAGGGTATTGGTGAAATAAAATCCAAGATGAAGCAGGCTGGTGATGCCGCTGCTGATGCCGCAAAGAAGACTGCCGAGTTTAAGGTTCAGATGGAGGCGCTTAACAGACAAAAGGTTTCTGTTCAGCGTGCGCTTACCACACTGAGCAATAGTGCAACAACTGAGGAAGAGAAGGCACAGGTGGCTGCTCTCATTGCAAACTATGAGCAATGGGCCGTTAAAATCGAACAGATTCGTGCCACCAAAACCGCTGCATCAAGTGGCTATCGTGCTGAAATTGAAGCAGAGGGTGCGGCAATCGCTAACAATATAGAGATGCTTCGACAAGAACAGGCTGCTGCATCTGCTGCCGCTGCGGCTGGTGTTAGTGCGGCAACCGAACAGGCTGCGGCGGAACAGGCTGCTGCCAGTGCGTCCGAAAGTGGTGCAAAGGCAAACAAGGATGCCGCTGCGGAACAGAAGGACTTGAATGCAGCCCGTAAGCAAGGTTTGTCTCTGTTGACCCAGATGCAAAAGGCTGAACGGGACTGGACTGCCGCAAAGACAGGGAAGACGAGTTCAGAGTACAACGACATTCAGGCGTCTATTCGTTCTTTGCAAGTCTATCTTGAGCAACTCAGAAGCGGTGAGATTGATGTTACCACGTTTAAGCAGCATCTTGCGGAGCTTGGCGGAACGTTTGCATCTTCTTCTAACGCTATCAAGCTGGCTGGCGAGAATACAAGAACATTTGGCGAGCGTATGGGTGGTCTTGCTAAAAAGTTTGGCGCATGGCTCAGCGTTACCAGGGTCATTATGACTGTCATTCAGACTATACGCAAGATGGTTGCAAACACCAGGGATATTGATACCTCGCTTACACAGCTTAGAATCGTAACTGGTGCCACCGATGCAGAAATGGAAACGTTTCTGGTCAAGTCTACGCAGTTGGCGAAAGAACTTGGACAAAGTATTACCAATGTTCTTGGCTCTATTGAGACGTTCAGCCGACTGGGGTACAACCTGGGTGATGCCTCTCAGCTTGCTGAGTTCGCAAATGTGCTGGCAAATGTGGCCGCTGTAGGTACAGATGAGGCTACCACGGGTCTCACCTCAATCATCAAGGGCTTTAATATGGATGTTTCCGAGGCGGAACACGTTGCGGATGTACTGGTTGAAGTAGGTCAGAAGTACGCTGTTTCCGCAGGCGAAATGATTGAGGCTTATGAGAAGTCTGGCGCCGCTCTTAATGCTGCAAACACCAGCTTTGAAAAGTCAGCCGGTCTTATCGCTGCCGCTAATGCCTCTGTGCAGAACGCATCCACAGTGGGCACGGCGCTGAAAACAATTTCCGCTCGTATTCGTGGCGCTACGGCAGACCTTGAAGCGCTCGGTGAGGATACAAGCGACCTTGCGCAAGGTTTCTCAAAGTATGCTGAGGAAATCAAAGCGCTGACTGGCTTTGATATTATGGTGGATGGGTCAACAGACACATATAAGGACATCTATGATATCTTTGAGGGTATTTCAAAGGTGTGGGATGACCTGTCTGATACACAGCAGGCCCGTATTTCTGAAATCCTTGGTGGCACACGGCAGCTCCAGGTCATTTCCTCTATTCTTGGCAACTGGGGCGATGCTACTGGAGCATATGCGGACGCCATGGCATCTGCTGGCACGGCCACTGAGGCGAACACCATCTATATGGATTCCATCAATGGTAGGATTGGAGTGTTAAACGCAACCTTCCAGGAGTTCAGCAATAACCTGCTCAACTCTGGGCTGATTAAGTTCTTTGTTGATTTGGGTACGAATATCATTAGCGCACTCAATGCGCTTGAAAAGCTGCATCTCTTGCTCCCAATGGTTGCATCTGTTGTTGTGACCATCAAGGCGCTCAGGGCTGGTATGACCGCTATGCACGGTGCGGTTGCTTCGGCTGAGACGGCCTCTGCAATCAACACGATTGTTGCAAGGTTGGTTGCTGAGAAAGGTGCGACTGATGCGCTCGCTGTATCGGTAGCTAACCTTACGATTGCGGAAAAGGCTGAGTTGGCAACTAAGATTCAAGCCGCCGTTGCAAGCGGTTCCTTGACAGCGGCAGAGAGCGAGCAGATTCTGGCAACTCTCGGGCTTGTTACCGCAGAAGGAACCCTGACAGTTGCGAACCATACACTTGGTGCAAGTTTTAAGGCACTGATGGCTTCTATCCCTGTGTGGGGGTGGATTGCTCTTGGCGTTTCTGCACTAATTACAGCGGTCACCGCTTTGTCTGGTGCCTTCAAGAGTAATGAAGAAAAGCTGGCAGAACTGAATGAGGAGTATGACGAGCTCTATTCCACCATCAGAAATGTCAGCAGTGAGTTCAAGTCACTGAAAACATCAGCGGATGAAGTTATTCCTCGTTTTGCCGAGCTCGCAAAAGGTGTCAACAAGTTTGGCGACAATGTGAGCCTGACGGACGAGGAGTATGCAGAGTTCCTCGAATTGAATAACCGTGTTGCCGAAATGTTCCCAGAGCTGAACCTTGGCATGGACGAGAATGGCAACTATATGCTTGCGTTGTCTTATGGTGCAGATACACTTACAGACTCCCTGTATGGGCTTCTGGAGGCACAAAGACTTTTGGCTGCGCAGGAGCTTGCCGATACCCTTCCTGACCTTGTTGATAATGTCAAAGAACAGGAAAAGGTATACAACAAGGAGAAGAAAGCACTCCAAAATAGGCTTGATTATTATCAACAAGCCTATGACGCATACTCCGAGATGTTCTCCGATGAAGTAATCGGAAACTACAAAGATGCCTATGGCGAGGAGTGGGAGACCTACTTTAATTCTGCCCTGGACTCTATGAGCGTATCCTATGTCTCCTATATGCAGGAGGCATTTGATGCTTTCAACAACACGGATTCTTGGCAGAGGATGCTCGACAAATTCACCAACGCAGATACGGGCCTCATCGACTGGTGGGCCGTCCTAAATAGTGATGAGTTCGAGAACGTTCTGGCTGGTATTGAGCGAGAACTGGATAATGTTGGAGATAAGGTTCAGGCAAAGTGGAATACCATCAATCCTGCGGTCAACGCATGGTTGCAGACTGACTTTATCTATAACGACATGAACGAGCAAATGCAGACCATTGCAAGAACGATGGTTAGCGGTCTCGATTTTTCAGAACTTGGTCTTACGACAGCCGAGAGTATTGAGAACTACATTACGGACTACATCATCAATCCACTCTACAATTCCGGCGCAGATGTGAGAGAGGCATTTGCTAATATCACAAATTGGCAGGATGAGCTCAGAAATGGGGAAATCACGTTTGATGAGTTCTCAGAACGTGTGGAGAGTGCGTTCGATGACCTGCTTAGTTCCATGTCTGATGAAGATGCCGCGACCTTCGCAGACAATTTTGTTGCTGGGTTTAATGCTATGGGCATTGCTGGTAATGATTTTGATGACGTTGTTGATAATATCATCGACAACTGGGGGGCTGTTACTGGAGCTGTATCTGGAACTGAAGCGGCTACCGCTGTTGGTGACCTCGCAGAAGAGGTCACCGAGCTAAAGAAAGCATATGACCTGCTCAAGACGGCCCAAGAGGAGGTTGCCAGTGGCGAGGGGCTTTCACCTGATACCATTGCCGAACTTGCGGCAGCGGAAGAGAACTATCTTGACTACCTCTATGAGGAAAATGGCATTATCAAGCTGAATACTGAAGCGTGGAAAGAAAATGCCAATGCCAAGATGAAGGACGACATAGCAAGTATTCAGAGCGAGATTGCTGCTCTGGAAGAGAAAAATGCGGTTCTCCGTGAACAAATCAGCACTATCGAGAATCAAGAAACCGTTACAAGGGATAATGCTGCTTGGTGGGAGAAAGCAAGAGATGCGGTCGGTGGGTTCCTTGAAGATACCTGGATTGAAATGGCGACGAGTGAGCTCGAAGAGAACACAAGGGCCATTGAGGAGAACCAGGCTAAGCTGGCTCTGTATAGCAGCCTGTACGGGAGCATCACTGGTGACCTGGACTCATACAGCGCCGCCCTTGCAAATTTCTCTAATATCTCCACTACTGTAGATGGCATATCTAATTCGTTCCAGACGCTGGCAGACCTACAAGCACAAGTAGCAAATGGGTTCACCATGTCTCTTGATAAGGCACTGGAGTTCGCCGCCGTCTACCCGGAGATTCTCAATAATGCTCAGGTATCTGCAAACGGCCAAATCGTGTTGAATGAGGGCGTTGTCAATACCTTCCTGCAAGGCAAGAAGGCTGAATTGGATGCCCAAATCGATTCTGAGATAGCGAAGCTGGAAGCTGACAAGGCTGTTTTGCAAGCGAAAATGGAGACTGCCCAGGCGCAGCTCGACCTTGCTAAGAATGTCGGCGAAGGTGAAGGGCAGGTTTCTAAGGAAGTCGCTGAGTATCGTATCAGGGCGTCAAACGAGATGGTCAAGGCGCTCATTGACAACGGTATTGATGAAGCAGAAGCCTTCAAGCTGGCAGCGGCTGCAATGTCTCTTAATGCAGAAGAGTTTGACCGTGTTGCAAAAGAAGTTTGTGTTGATGTTAATGGTAACTTCAATAATGCCGCCTACAATGCCGCAATGGGCATTTATGAAAATATGGAGCGTGCAAAGACAGATATAAACTCTGTTACAAAGCAAGCACATGAAGCGGCAAAGGCCATCAAGGGAATCGGCACTGGTGCAATTCTTGGCGCAGACACAAAGATGAAGGGCTCTGGTGGCGGTAGAAACCGCAAAGGAATCGACACCAATGTCACCAGTGGTGAGTTCAACGGGTTCGACTTTGATTTTAGCTTCAAGGGCGCATCTCTTGATGATTTTATTTCACAAGTTGAGCTGGATATTTCATCTTACAAAGATGCGATTGCCCAAATCGACGGTCAGATTGCAGTTTTGCAGGCACTCAAAAATACTCCTCTTAAAAAGTTCAGAAGTAATACTGGCAGTGGTTCCAGTAAGGATGCCACGAAAGAGGTTGAGGAGTACATCGCCGCTATTGACGATTACCGTGAGGCAATCGAGCGGCTGAACCGGATTCGGATTAAGAAGGCCGAGCTCGAACTTGATTTGTCAAATACTGACGACCTGCGAGAGCAAATTCGGCTGCAAGAGTCGCTGGTGAATATTTACCGCGATGAGCAGGATGCGATGCACAACCTGAATGACCTCCGAGACAAGACCATCTCTGACGGGGCAGAAACACTTCGCCAGCTTGGCTTCAATGTTGAGTACAACCCTGACTCAAACAAGTTCTTTATCCAGAACCTGGAGCACCTGAATGAGCTTGTTGCAGACAGCAAGGGTGAGTATGACAGCTTGCAGGAGGCCACCAATGCGCTCCGTGAAGATACGGAGGAGTTCATTAAGACACTGGAATCGCTGAATGAGGAGAACCAAGAGAACTCCGAGACATGGTGGGAGTTGAGAAACTCTATTCGTGAAGCGAAAATCGCCATCATCGATGCCCTGAAACAGATTGTTTCGGATGCTTCTGATGCCGTTGACGAAATCCAGAATGTCTACGACACACTAAAAGATGCCGCCGATGAGTATGCAGAAAATGGTGGTTTTATCTCTGTTGACGCTTTCCAAAAGATTATTGAGCTCGGCCCGCAGTATATGCAGTACCTTCGGGACGAGAACGGTCTGCTGGTTATCAACGAGGAAAACATCAATAAGGTCATTGCCGCACGGACACGGCAGCTTGCTGCTGAACAGGCTGTGACCTATGTGGAGCGTCTGCGTCTTGCGCTGCAAGAGGACTCCATTGAAAATCTGAATACTCTGCTGTACGCCACAACAGAGGCAACCGATGCAACGTTTGGGCTTGCATACGCCGAGCTTGCCCTGATGCACTCGCTCGGTGACCTGGATGACGAGCAGTATGCGGCGGCGCTCCATAATATTCAGTCAATCGAGGACTTGGCAAACACGGCTATTGCCGGTATCGGCAAAGTGGCCGGTTCTTCCAAGGAAGAACTTGAGAAGATGAAGTCAGGTGTTGACGATATCCTCAAGTATGTCATGGATATGCTGAAACATCGTATTCAGCAGCAAATTGACGCACTCGAAGAACTGAAAGATGCCTACGGCGACATCATCGACCTTCGCAAAGAGGCACTTGAGGCCGCAAAGGAGGAGGCTGAGTACGAGGACAAGGTCGCCGAGAAGGTGAAGCAAATCGCAAAGCTCCAGGAGCGTATCAATGCGCTTTCCCTGGATGACAGTCGTGATGCGCAGGCACAGAAAATCAAGCTGGAGGAAGAGATGGCCGAGCTCCAGAAGGAGCTGGCCGATGACCAGTCTGATTACGCAGTTGATGCGCAGAAGGACGCCCTTGATGAGATGAA